CCCGCTGGCAACAAAGTTTTCAGATGTTCAGGAATCCTTAAAAGCTCTGCAAGGTGAGCACGACTTCCAGACCGTTGTGATTGACTCGCTCGACTGGCTGGATAATTTGATATGGGAGCAGATCAACGGCCAGTATGAAGCTAAGGATTTGGCGTATGGCAAAGGTGCGGTGATTGCCGCCGACCTCTGGCGCAAAGTGCTGGAGGATCTGACCGCCCTGCGTGCAAAAGGCATGGCCAGCATCCTGCTGGCGCACTGCGAGATCAAGCGTTTCGACAGCCCCGAAGTCGAGCCATACGAGCGTTATCAACCCAAGCTGCAAGCGAGATCGTCAGCACTGGTGCAGGAATGGTGCGATGTGGTGGGCTTTGCAAACTACAAGACGATCGTCAAATCGTCAGATGTGGGCTTTAACAACAAGGTGAGCCGCGGCATCAGCACCGGCGAGCGTCTGCTTTACACGTCCGAGAAACCCGCTTATCTCGCAAAGAATCGTTACAGCCTGCCGGACAGCCTGCCGCTTGATTGGTCGGCCCTAGCAGATGCAATGACAACCGCAGCACCCAACCAAATCAAAGGAAAATAATCATGGCCTCACTTAATTTCAATGCTGCAAACATCGAGCCGCAACAGTCCTTCGACGCCCTCCCCGCCGGTCGCTACGAAGTCATCATCACGGATTCAGAGATGAAAGAAACCAAAGCCGGAACCGGCGCCTACCTGATGCTGACGATGGAAGTCATCGGCGACACCAAGCACAGCAACCGGAAACTCTGGACCAGGTTGAATCTGGTCAACCCTAACGCCACCGCGGTCCAGATTGCCGAACGCGAGTTGAGCGCCATCTGTCACTGTGTCGGCATTATGGAACCAGGCGACAGCGAGGAATTGCACAATATCCCGCTGACGGTGGATGTGGTGCAGGAGCTGAACCCGCAGTCGGGCCAGATGACCAACCGCATCAAAGGCTACTCAACGGCCACCGGCGCACCGGCGCCGAAAGCTAAACCGGCAGCACCGGCAGCTTTTGCCACTGGCAAGGTTGCGGCAGCCACGCCCTGGGCAAAGAAGTAATCAACCTGCTGGGGCGGCAACGCCCCGGCGTTACGGAGGAATCATGAAACGCAAAAGTTTTAATGAAATGCTTTGGGAAAATGAAGATTCACTTACGCTAGAAGAAATTAAAAAAGAAATAAAAGAATACAAAGAAGATCAAAGTTTTTGCATTAATGGTTTAAATAATATTAAAAGTAAATATAAAAAAGAATTACATGGTATTGATTTTTATTGTCTTGGTGAAATTGAGATTCAATTGTTATGGCAAAATTCAATTATTAAAAACTTGTTAAAAATTATAAAAACAATTAAATAATTACGGAGGAATCATGGCAGAGATACCAGAACCGCAGAACAGCACCAGATCCGCAATATTCCGGCACTACGAAACCAGCGCCGACCGGCAAGGGCGCCCGCATCTTGGCGCATCTGAGATCGGACACGAGTGCGACCGTTACCTGTGGCTGTCTTTCCGCTGGGCGAAACAACAAGAATTTGACGGCCGGATGCTGCGCCTGTTTGACACCGGCAACCACCAGGAACCGCGCTTGATTGCGGATCTGCGGGCGATCGGTGTAGAGGTGTGGGATAAGGATCAGGACGGCAACCAGTGGCGTTATAAAGCCGTTGGCGGCCACTTTGCCGGTAGCCTGGACGGTGTTGGCCTCGGCTTGCCGGAGGCGCCCAAGACGCCGCATTTATTGGAGTTCAAGACCGCAAACGCCAAGTCGTTTTCGGCAATGGTCAAAAAAGGCGTAAAGGAGGCCAAGCCGCAACACTGGGTGCAGATGCAAGTATACATGGGCTGGGCTAACCTCACTCGCGCCATGTATTTGATGGTCAACAAGGATACTGACGAGATCCACGCCGAGCGCATTGAATTCGACAAAGATGCGTTCAACCAGGCACTCCAACGCGCCGAGCGCATTATCACAAGCCCAGAGCCTGCGGTCACGCTGTCCGACGATGCAACAAACTTCACTTGCAAATTTTGCCGGTTTAAAGACCAGTGCTACGGCACCGAGGCGCCGGCTGTCAGTTGCCGAACCTGCGCCCATTCGACGCCTGAGACTGACGGAGAGGCCCGCTGGTCGTGTGCACAGGCTAAACCTGATATGGACGTAGCCGCCCAGCGTGCTGGATGCGGTGAGCACCGCCACATTCCGACTTTGCTCGGCCGGTTTGCCGAGCTGATGGATGCAACCAGTAATAACCTGCTGACCTACAAAAACAAGTTGACCGGCACCGAGTTTGCCCAGCCGGTTTATACCAGCCAGGACATAACCAACCTGGTCGACAAGTCACTGCTGGGCGATTTTGCCCTGACCAGCATTAAAACCGAGTTTGATTGCGACATTACGTCAACACAGCCGGTTGACCACTTTGCGGATCTGGTCGACGATCTGCCGTGGGAAAAAGCCGACAAACCGAAAAAAGCCAAAAAGGTGACGAAATGAGAATTCAGACGGCAGTCATATCGACCAAAGAATTACAAGATGCCTTGCGGCTTTATTGCTCTGACAAAGCTGGCATTCCTGACACTGTGATTATCAAAAGTTACGCCAAAGAAATCGTCGTGAGCCTAGATCCCGGCGGTATGGTCGCCGCGGATGAATTTAATCATGCTGCGACAGGGGAATAAAATGTCAAAAATATTATGGGTTGTTGAAGTGTTTTACAAAGGCTGCTGGTATCCATGTGTCAATCCTAAATTAAGCCGTGAAGGTGGCCGCACAGCATTGAATATTCATCGACAGAGTGGACCTCTGGATAAATACCGACTAGTTCAATACGGGAGGATTGAAAAATGAGCACAAACGCATTTGATGAGCTTGAGCGTCAATTCAGTCAGGATCTCGACCGCTGGGAAACAGCCCGCGAGCAGCGCAGCAAACAGAAGATCGTCATCCTGCCCTGTCCGTTTTGCGGGAATGATGACGTGGTGGTCGATGAAGTGAAGCCAAACGTTATCGCAATTACGTGCGAAGAATGCCAGATGATCGGACCGCACCACGATACGGACCAGCCCCTTGAGGTTGCCATCCAACGTTGGAACGAGAGGAAATCATGAACGACAAACTGGAAGCCGCCATTGCCTACCTGCGCGAGCGCAAAATCTACATTATCGAATACCCGTTTATCCCGACTAATGTGGCAAAAACCGATGTGGGCGCTACGATCCGGCGTTACCGCCAGCAGGTTCAAGGCGTGCCTGCCATCAAGCAGGTGCGAAAATGATCGCCCCCGTCTGCCAGTCCTGCCGACGGGAGGCTGGCTACAAGCTGGTTAAGATCACAAAAGGCACGCGCCGGATATGGAAGTGCAAAAGCTGTTTAGATCGTAAGAGCGTGTCATTTATTGCAATCAAAGATCGGAGGATTTATGGGTGATTACGATGAAGGCTACAACGAGGGTTTTGCCGACTGCGGCAGGATCGGCATCGTTGTTGTCGTGCTGGTCATTGTCTGCATAGTGCTGGTGATGCGATGAGCGACAAACTGAGAGCCGCCGCTAAAACAAAAATGACACTGGCAGAATTACGCAACATGATAAGAATGTCCAACACAATTACATTTGCAAAACGTATGCAACGTGCGGAGCCGGAGGAAATAGAACGAGTGTTTCTTGCTTGCATCAACGAGTGGTTACGTGGGGATGACGAGCTAACAAGATTAAAACGGGAAAAAAATAAATGAACCCCACTGATAAATACGAACAAATTAAAGATATAAAACGTCTGAATCCTGTAGAACTTGAAGCAATGGTGCTGCACCACAACCAACAGATAAAAGACCTTGCCGCGCATCTGCTGGAACTCAAGCAGCTAGTAACTCCGATGATGGAGTTTAAGCGGCGGGAGTGGATTGGGCTGACTGGCCCAGAGGTAGATGAAGCCTACAGATCAGTGAGCGACAGGGAATGGGCGATTGGTGGGCTGACTGATGCGCGTGTATTTTTCTGCGCCATTGAAGCCAAACTGCGGGAGAAAAACACATGAGTGGAGTCCTAGAAATCACGCGCAAATTTACCCTGCTTAAAAAGCTAAGGCACTACCTGTGTGAGTGTCCTACGTTCTGGCGGCGTAAGCCA